TATGAACTTACTTTTGGGGTGAAGCGTTTCACCCCAATTGTAAACTAATAAGTTTATCTTTTACCTACAATCTTGATGATTCTTCCTGCGTGTAACAACGTATGACCGTAGTGAATATCTGCGAAGTAAGTTCTTCGTAGAGCTTCTGGGTCTCTATACTCTAAGTTGATACCACCTTTTGCCATAATATAGCCGATTGCTGATTTATGGATTAAAGCGTTTTGTGTATCGGTTGCAGAGAGTGGTAGGTTGTTACTTACTAATACTGGAATACCATATAACCTGTTTACAAATCCTTCTGGAATAGACATCTTGCCATAGATTGATGCGTCATAGTATTTCTGTAACCCTGCTAATTGTTTCCAATAAGCGTTAGGTGAGAATAACCAAGCACAATCTTCGAAAGGCATGTTCTGTGAATTAGCAATTTGCATAGCGTGTTCCAATGTGGTTGAAGGAATAGATGTTCCTGTTACACCAACACTGAAGGTTCCACTAGTAATATTTGCTAATACAGCTGTGTCAAAAGTATCTGCTAAATTATATGCCATTGTTTGCATATAAGCGTCAACTAGGTTGTATTGGCTTCCAATTCTGTCTGCTTGTCCTTTGGTAATTCTGAAAGCATCTCCATACCATTGGTTAAGAGTAATAGCTGATTTGGTGTCGGATAAAGCTGTTGCTGTAACGTCACCATTAGTAGCTGCGATTGCAGCTGCTGTAAATCCTTGACTTAATTTTGGAACATAAACGATGTTTCCATTTAAGTCACTGGAGTAATCAGTACAAACGTGCTTTGCTTGTAGTTTGTTCTTAAAGTACCAATTAATTCTTGGACTCCAAATAGCTGGTTGAAATGCTTGATAAGTTTGTTCAATTGCTGCCATTTAACTTTTTTAAATTCCTGCTTCTTGTTGTTTCCCAGCTTTCATAGCTGCTTCAAATGCTTCTCTTTGAGAGCCTGGGTCTTCGTCCATATCTTTGGGTGTCATGCCTTTTACGGCTTCTTCACTTTGGACTTCTCCAGATTCAGGAATTTTATTTTCTTTTGCGACTTTTTCTCTTCTCATGTTAATTGAATCTACAACCCATTCGTCTTTGGTTGCCTTAATAATGCTTTCAAGTTCATTATCTTCGGCATTACGATAAATGAAATTTACTTCTTCTTCGCTATAACCTTCTAGGGCTTTAGCAAGACGAACTATATCTCTTGGGTCATTTGATTCAGTTTTTATTTCTTGTTCTTCAGACTTTTCCTCAACTAAGGGTTTAGCTTCTTTGAGTTTCTCTTCTGCTTTCTTAGCTCTTTCAAAAAGTTGTTTATTCTTTTCTTCAAGCTCTTTAAGCTTTGGAGATTCGTCTGTTTCAGATTCCTCCTTGGGTTGCTCAGGAGCATCCTTTGGAGTTTTGTCTGGGACATTTTTAGAGTCGTCCTTCTCATCTACGATTTTTTCGTTTTTCATAATTTTTAGAGATTTATTAACTCATACTCTTTTAAGGGAGAGATAACCCCGACTTTTATTCCATCATTAAGCTGATGGACTTGGTGATATACTAGGCGATAGGCTAGGTGATATAGATGGACTGAGTGAAGGTGATGCAGATGGAAGATAAAATAATCCTGACCTATTATTGTAATAAGAAACAGCGACTACCTTACCTGTGGCAGGTGCCTTAGCGTAGATGGCTCCTACATAAATGCTTTTACCATCTGTTATCTCATAACTATTATTATAAGCTGTTCCTAATTTTTCTAATCTGATTCCTTGCTGTAAGGAAGCTGATGCTGCTGAGTTTGCGAAAGAAACCACTACTGCTGTATCTGACAGGTTTCTTAAATAAACCCATTGCCTTTTAGCACTAGCAGCCAAAAGCTCTGTGGCGGTTGTCAAAACAGAAACACTGGTTTCAACCGCAGCTGAGAAATCTTCAAATTTTAGATTGTCTATAAAATGCATATAATTATTTTTTGTACGACTTTTAAATAAAACTTTTATCTTCTGGTTTTTCTACTTTTGAGAATATTTCTATGTTATAAAGCCATTTATCAAGAAATCTAACAAATTCAATTCTAATATCTCTATCTATTCCTTTTGGCATAGAAAAGATATTGTTTTTCTCTGAGTCATATAACTCTTGAAATATCTTGCTTAATCTTTCTTTGTTGTCTTTAATAAATGCTTTGTCGTTTTTTGTCATAATGTTGCTGCTGCCGTTGTTTTAACAGGTGTTGCTGTTGGAGTTGGTGTTCTCGCAATAGAGCCACCTATTTGGGCAGGTCCAGTTAATGGTTCTGCTACTTCTTCAACTGAGTCAAACTGAGCAGGCGAAAGTCCAATCATATCTAATAACTGCATAAAGTATTTCTTTGTGGTTGGGTCTTGAAGTATGGTTGGATTTGAACCAAGCATCTGAATAACTACTTGAATTGTAGATAGTTTTGAAGCTAAATCAATTTGTTCGTTTGTGATTACAATATCAAGTTTGTATTTTAGGTTCTCATAAAATCCTTCTGGAATATTGATTTCCTTTTCTGCTTTAACTTTCATTCCAACTACTTGTTTTAATGCATCAACTTCTGCTTCATCTGGAACAATACCTGATTTAGTAATATAATCTATAATTGCTTTGTTAACTTTTGATTGAACGATTAATGCTCTTAATGTTGTAAGTTCATCTTCTGAAAATTGAGAAACCATTATTTTGTGAGCAAGTCGTTTGTCTTTTTTAAACATTGGTAAAATCCAGTCAAAGATTAAATCTTTTAGAACCAAACCAATGTCTTCTCTTTTAAGTTCAAAATAACCACCAGCCATTTGTGTTTGTAGAATTGAGCTTCCCAATGGAGTTCCTGACGGAGCTCGTCTTCCTGACATAATGTCATAACTAAATCCTAATCTTTCAACTAATGCATCCCATCTTCTTTCTTCTTCTGTATAAGCTGATAGATTTCTTTCTTCTGTAGCTACTGGTGTAACTTCTGAATTAACTCTTAATATGTCGCCATTTTGAACATCCGTCATTAAGTTACGGGCAACTCCTTCGTCTCTGGTTTGCCATATTCTCTTAGATGTCCAATTAAGTGATTGAGATTTCATATTGGCAACTTTGTTTTGTTGTATTTGTGCTTCAAAAAACTTTTCTACCTGTCCTCTTCCAAGCCATCTTCCTTCAATTTTGTCCCAATGAATTTCTTTATAAGGACATTCACTTAATTTTTCAGCTACTATCTCTGTTCCTAATTCTGAATAAATAAAGTAATTCTCTTTTATTGGTTTTTTTGTATTGTCATCAACAAACTTTCCATAGGCTTCATGCCATTTAATAGTCTTTTTGTTTTCGTCAAGTTCATTGACTGCCTTATTAACAACTTTTTCTCCCCATTGTTTTGAATGGGTTTTAAATGCTTGTATTGTTTCTTCGTGTTCTTCTACAATTATATCATCTTCTAACTTTCTAACTTTTTGATTATTCCTTAAATTCTGTAATGGAACTATCTTAATTTCATTTTTAATCTTTTTAAGAACAACTGACCCATATTTGGGAAGATTATAAATGATTTCATTTAAAAGTTTTCCAAACTCTTTTTCTTTCATCCAATGCTTTAATTCTTTTGAGAAGAACCAAGATGGATAATAAGAGGCTCCGTCTTCTGCTATGACACGAATATCTTTTGTGTCTATATCTATCATCTTAGAAGCGACTTCTGTTGGATTGATAACTACATTATAAAAAGGTTTCAAAAATCCAAGAGCGTCTTTATCGCCATCTTTATATTTTGAAACCCAATAGAAATCAGTGAGTTTGATTATGTCCTTTTGTTTTGGAGCGTATGTAGGAGCAAAATCTAATTTTACTTCTTCATAGTCCTTTAATATGTTCTTTATTTTCTCGTGTACCATTTGTTTTGTATTTTGTTCGACTTATATATACATTTGATTAGCAGGGCTTCTACCTGCCTCCCTTCTTTTTCTTAAACTCCTTTGTTGTGCTGTTTCTGGGTTTGGTTGTCCTTGCAACCCCCATACAGCTAAAGCTAAAGATATTACAGCATCATCATGTAATCCAGTAGGAGCACTGTATAATACATTTCCTGACTCTGACAATTTATAACCAAATGAAGTAAGTTCATCTATTAGAATTTGTTCATCTGGAATATATACTCTTTTTTGCTCTATAAATATTGAAAGCTTCTCAATAAGTTCCTTTTTGGACTTATTTGTAAATTTGTAGTCATCTATGAATAATCCTTCTCTTCTTAGGTCTTCAAAGATAGGTTCCCCTACAGCAGTAGAATCTATGAATATACGGGCATTATATCGTTTAGCTGTAGCAATAATACGCTTTTTCTGGAAAGGATACTCTATATTTTTAAATCTATCCCAATAGACTACATTGTTATTATATTTGTCAATTACCGTTAAAACAGTAAAGTCTTCGTGTTTTCCTATATCTACGCCCATTACGTAATAATGACCAGGAGTCATGTCCATTAGACAATTGTCCTTAATTATGTCATTAATGCTTCTAAATACACTTGCCGCGTCATCTAAGAAATCAGCCATGTGTTCTTGTTTGAAAACTTGCACAGGAAGCCGTTTCTTTGCGTTCTCCCACTCTTTTATTGGAAAGTAGGGGTTATCCTTGGATGTGTAGTGAAAAGACGCATACGCAGGCATTTCGGGGTCTTTTCCTTTTATCCACTCCTCATAAAACCAATTCTTACCAAATGGGGTAGAAATGAATACTGCTGACCCTTTTCTGCTTGTAAGCCTTGAATATAGGTAGCTTTCCCATACAGACCTCTTTGTTCTGGAACATTCATCAACTATAACTAAATCAAGTTCTTCTCCTAATAATCCCGTAGGGTTTTCTGCTGACTTAAACTCTATCCATGTATTTAAACGCTTGAATTGGATTTTAATAGCCCCAATTCTATCTGACATTGTAATAGCACCCTCTTTTACTGCTTGTGGAAAGGCATCTGCTGTAAAACGAGATAAATAGACATATATCTTCTTGGAGAGCTCGTAAGTAGGAGCTACTACCCATATATGCTGATTTGTCTTTATAGCAGCCTTAAGGGCTATATAGGCACATAGAGCACTCTTTCCAAATCTTGTTCCAGCACATATTGTTGTAAATCTCTTTATTCCATCTAATATCTCTTGTTGGGATTTATGTGGGTGAAATTTGATTTTATCTCTAAATTTATCTTCTTCAAATCTAATCATCTTTTTTTTCGTGGAACCCACCCTGTTTTTCTTAGGGTTCCATAAATATACTTTCTGGCTCTTTTTGATGTAGTAGAGCCAAATTTCTTTCTTGCCTCTGTTTTTAATTTTCTATGTAGTTTCTTGGGCATGTTAATAATTGCTTAGTTCATAAATCATTGTATATAAGGGGTGTGACAATCTGTCCCCACCCTTTCAGGTCCTCGCAATTTCCGAGTACCTCATAAAGCACTGTATATG